ACGAAAAAGCGGAGTTGTTTGGACAATTCTGTATGGATTATCCGGATTTTAAAAACTACCTATCTCGCAAACGATTCAATTTGTGGATGAAGAAGTTTGCGAAGTTTCAAGGTTGGGAATACACCGACCGAAAAAGTGGAAACAACAAATACTTTACTCTAAGACACCCAGATAGCGATCATGAACCTGATAATACACCTTTTTAAGATGAATTACAATTTCGAAATAGTTCGATGGGAACTAAAACAAAACGAACACGGTAAAAACGATCTTGTAATTAAGCAAGTGAAAGTTTTAGACCAAAACGGCAAATACGTAAAGTTTGCCAAGTTAAACCAAGCATTGTTAGATGCGATGATTAAAAAAGGAATAGTAACTATAAAATCAAACAAATGAGAGAATTAAGTTTATTTTTAACTGATGATCAAGGCGATCCAATTACGAAAATTTCAAGAACAATTGATGGGGTTATAATGGACATCAAGTTGATTCAAGAAGATGGCGTTTTCATTTTTGGATGTGACAATCACAACAAAGGAGAGGTAATTATTACAGAATCTTTAGACTTCGTATGTGATCTGCTTAAAAAAGGATTTTTTAACTCAAAAAGTGAGTTTTTTATTCACCGTTGGGATACTTTTGAAGATGCTTATAGCGAGGCATTAAGTTTAAAAGAAGAGAACGAACGTTGTTACAATGCAATTTAGAGACTACCAAACCAAAATAATACATACCGGAACGAAGCAAATCAACTCAAAAGGATGGTGCTACCTCGCGATGGAGGTGCGAACGGGCAAGACCCTGACCAGTCTCGGCATCGCTAATAATCTCGGCGGTCGGGTTGTGTTCGTAACGAAAAAGAAAGCCATTGGATCGGTCGAGAACGATGTAAAACTACTCGGTTCGGATATGATAGATGTTCAGGTGATTAACTACGAGAGCGTTCATAAGATAGACAGTCCAGAGACTGTCAATGTATGGATACTGGATGAGGCGCACGTTATGGGAGCATTCCCGAAGCCAACGAACCGAGCCAAAACGATGCGAAAACTTGTCGGAACCGGAGCGGTTATATTCCTATCCGGAACGCCAACGCCCGAAACTACATCGCAAATCTTCCATCAAATGTGGGTGTTGGGTGAACGTTCACCATTTGCTAAGTATCGAAACTTCTATGCGTGGGCGAGAGAGCATTGCGACATTTACGAGATCAACTACTCGCAATATCCCGTGAAGAAATACGACCGATGTAATTACGATGTAAATACGCTCGACCTGATCACCTTTACCCAATCCGAAGCCGGTTTCAAGAACGAAATTCGAGAGCATTTCTTGGAAGTGAAGATGACCGATACGACCAAACACCTTATCAAACAACTGCGTAAAGACAAGGTGATAATGGGTAAGATGGAGGACATACTGGCCGACACACCCGTTAAAGAGATGAGCAAAATGCATCAGTTATCGAGTGGAACGATTAAGTTTGAATCAGGGAACCATGCGATTGTGGATCATCGAAAGGCGGTATTTATCAAAGAGTATTTTGAAGGCAAAAAGATAGCCATCTTCTACAAGTTCAAAGCGGAATTGGAACTGTTACGTGAATGGTTGGACATTACCGAAGACATCGAGGAATTCAACAACACCGATAAAGTCCTATGCCTTCAATTCGTGTCAGGACGTGAGGGGACGAAGCTATCTAAAGCGGACTGTTTGGTTTACTTCAATATGGACTTCTCGGCCACAACTTACTGGCAGTCACGAGACCGAATGACCACGATTGACCGAAAAGTGAGCGATATTTACTATATTGTAAGCGATTGCGGAATAGAACGGGAGGTGTATAAGGCGGTCAGTAAGAAGAAGAATTATACGAAGCAGTATTATGAAAGAACAAGACTACCAACGTAAGATTCAAAAGAAACTCGAAGCGGATGGATATTACTGCATTAAGCTAATCGCAACGAATAAAAACGGGATTCCAGATATAGTAGCGATTCGATCGGACGAGACGATATTTGTGGAGGTTAAAACAATAAAAGGCCGATTGAGTAAAATTCAAGAGTATAGACTTACTGAACTGACACGAATGGGCATAAAGTGCTACGTATCGAAGGGAGATGAGTTGAGGGCGTATATTCCCGATTCGAACGAACAAATCACAATAGAATGACAGACCACATCAAACCAAAGCACTACCAGTCCAACACGATTGAAGTATGGGAAATGATGCTCAAGATTTGGGGCAAGGAAAAGTTTATCGCGTTTTGCGAAATGAATGCGTTTAAGTACCGAATGAGGGCCGGACTAAAACCGGACCAACCTATCGAGCGCGATTTAGATAAAGCGAAATGGTACGAATCAAAAGCAAAAGAATTGATAAAATGACAGACTTAGAAAAGAAAATCCACAAAGAGGTTAAGGAACAGCTCGAAGAACTAACGGAAATTGCAAGGTCATACAAGACGAAAGGTTCTTATTTAAGTTTGGTGGCTGAAACAAGCGTTGGTTATGTGATTTTGGTCTATTCAAAAAGAACAGATAGAATTATCAAAATTGAATATGATTTGTGGATATCCGATGACCAAACGGAACGAAAAGAAATCAAACTTTAATTTGCGTATTTGCAAAATAGTGTTATCTTTGTCCACATAATCATTTACTAATCTTAATTTATGTCAACATGAAACGACTCAAAACAGAACTGGCCGAAATGTGGCAAAACGACCGAGACGGTCTAATCGGAGGGGTTTTAATCGTCCCGATGATTTACGGATTCCTTTATGCAGTGGCAATTATTCAAAATCTAATATAAAATGAAAACAAAGAAATTTAAACCAAGATGGGTTCGAGGTTTTTACATGAAAAAGAAATTTTATACTCTTGCAATGTATCACGATGCTGAAGTAACGGAAGGAAAATTCTATGAGTTAGACAATCGTAACAACTTCAAGTGCGATAACGGTACGGATCAACATATATCCCCGACGAGTGAAAAAGAAGGTAACTTAGAAATCTTAGAGGGGCTTCTTATAGGAGATAAGTTTTTTGAGAAGTATTCGGTTTTAAGTAAAAAAAATGATAATAGAGAGTATTTCCTTTTAGGTTTTGAATCAGGGCTTGATGACGAGTTATTTACTTACTGTGTTGACGGATTTGGCGAAAAGATAAGCAATGTGTATAGCTTGAATTACTTTAAAGAAACTTATGATGCAATGAACGGAGTTGAAGAAGAACCCGAAGAAGGTACGTTAGGCGTGAAAGACCTTAAATATCAACTCGAAGGATTAATACAAGAAATTGAACGTACAATCAAAACATTATCATGAGCAGAGAAGCAGAAAACACGTTAATGACTTTATTCGCAGCGACTGGGGTCATGTTCATGTACTTGGCGTATAGTTCAACTGCAGTCAAGTCATGGTCGCTACCGATGGCATTCGCTTTGACAATGATCGGAGTGGTAGGTGCAATTTTTGCACTTATCGGAGTGAGCCGAATTATTTGGAACGTAAAAAATCGGAAAAAATGAAAGTATTTGTGCTTACAGACCGAAACGATGGCTATCCGCAACGAGTTTGCCGGATCAAGTCGATTGAAGAAATGGCCGAGCAGATTATGATGGAGAACCCCGAAGGTGCTGACTGGGAATACATCGCACAAGGTTCACATCCCGACACAAAGCATTTCGGAGAAATCATAATTTATGACGAGGTGCATCGAATCATTGACGAGTACGATGTGGAAGAGTTTGAGGTGTTTGATAATTAAAAATTACATAATGAGAAGTCCAAAAGAAACAGCAGAAGCAATTGAAAAAACAATAAGAGAAATCCTTGATTCAAAAGAGATTACAAAAGAACGCATTTCAAAAATTTGTAAAAAGAACAAGGTCAGTGAATTGCATATTAAAACAGTAGCAGGTTTGCAACATATATGACCCGACCCGTACCAAAACGACCCGAACACTATGAGTTCCTTGAGAAATCTGGACTGCCTGATCACTGGCCGATTTGGAAGAATCGAAAAGGTCAGGAGTTTATTATGGCCGGAGCGCGAAAAGAAACAGTCGATGGGAAATACAAGTGGTTCGCTCATGTGTTCTTTGTGAAGGGTGGGTATCAAAAAGTGCCGTTCGAGAAAATGGCCGAATATGAAAAAATGCAGTCTGCACACATGGTAGCTATTGCAAAATCAAAATAAAATCATTACATTTACGAAAATTAAAACCAAGTTAAGATGGCTAAAATTGTAGCAATTAAAATCGATGTCACGAAGATTGACAAGGAGCGTTTATATAAAGGCGCAAAAGGGACTTACCTGGATGCGGTAGTATTCCTCGAAGACGAACCGGACCAGTACGGTAACAACGGAATGATTACCCAACAAGTCAGCAAAGAAGAGCGTCAAAATGGGATAAAAGGAAGCATTCTCGGTAATGTTAAGATTGTTGGCCAAACGGATTCAATCGCTCAACCGACACAAGCGAAAGGCGACACAGAAGACTTACCGTTTTGATTATGACATTACACAAGATAAAACGAAACAAATTAGTCGAAGTAATCCAAACCGATAACATCCGAGAGATTTGCCGACAGTCTGGAGCGGATTACATGAGAACGTGGAGAGCCGTGAAGAAATCGGACGGATTCGTTTATTTGGGGAACCGATATATATTAGAAACGTGATCCACTCAACTTTGAAATTCAAATAATTTTTGTATTTTAGCGAAAATTTTGTATTATGCCCATACCAAAACCAGTTAGTTCAGAAACACGAACAGACTTTCTTGGACGTTGCATGGCCAACGATACGATGAGGGCAGAATACCCTGATAGAGATCAGCGTTATGCCGTATGCGAATCGCAATGGTCAGAGCCCAAAACAAAGTCGTTCACGAACTATCCCAAAGCAGCATCGGACGAAGCGCAAAGGGCGATTGATTTCAAGGAAAAGAGCGGAAGCGATTGCGGAACGAATGTGGGATGGACAAGAGCGAATCAATTAGCCAAACGTGAACCGATAAGTCTTGAAACAGTCAAGCGAACATATAGCTTCCTATCAAGAGCGAAGGAGTATGATACTGGGTCGTTTACAGACCGTGACGGAAACGAAGTATGTGGTTCGATAATGTATGCAGCATGGGGAGGCGATCCGATGCGCAGATGGGCTGAAAATGAGTTAGAAGAGGATTAACCAATTAATTTCTATTAAATTGGCTGACAAACGTAAAAATAACGGAGGTCACAGTACGAAGGCGAAGAGACCCGATGACAAACGACTCGCATCGAGAGATGAGAAGTTAAAAGTGTCGGGTTATGCGATATCAGCAATAGAAAAGGAGTACGGAAGTATAGAAGAGTTTTGGGCTTTTATCGCAAAGGAAAGTGTAAAATCAAAAGACCATTTGAAGTATTTGGTTGAATACGCTTGGGGTAAAGCACCACAAACGGTCGATCATGGAGGTAAGGTGCAAGTCAATAACGTTATATTGAATCAATCCGATATAGAACAGTTAACCGAGTTGGATGACGTATGAGATAGCAGTCGATAAGAAGTATCTTTCTTATTACAACTTCTTTCTTGAGGCCTTTAAGGTACTGGAACCACAGACCCCGTTTGTATCAAACTGGCACATTAAGTTTGTATGCAATGTCCTACAAGCCGAGACGTATCGAATACTCGCCAACAAACCATCCAAAGGCGATCTGATTATAAACGTTCCGTTTCGTACTGGAAAGTCTTACATCACCACAATAGTTTACCCCGTATGGTCCTGGATAATAAACCCCCACATGGGATTCTTGACCGTATCGTATTCCTCCGCATTATCCACCGAACACGCACGGAAGTCAAGACAACTTATTCAATCCGATTGGTTCCAGGAGAACTTTGGGCATATCTTCGAAATGACTGGAGACCAAAACGTCAAGAGTAATTACGAGAACGACAAGGGTGGGAAGCGATTCGCAACGAGTACGACTGCAACCGCAACGGGGACGGGTGGAGATGTGATTATATTAGATGACCCACTTAATCCAAAAGAAGCCAGTAGCGAAGTGGAACGAAGCAGAGCGAACACGGCTTATTCTGAAACGTTTTATTCCCGTACCAAAAACCCACACACGGCCATAAGGATAATCGTGATGCAACGACTGCACGAGGACGATTTGAGTGGGTATCTTCTAAAGAAAGAAGGGTATCGTCACATCTGCATTCCAGGCGAGTTAACCAACGAAGTTAAACCGACCAAGCTACGGGATAAATACAAGGACGGACTATTTTGGCCCGAACGATTTACGCAGAACCTACTCGATAAATTCAAAGTTGAATTGGGGAGCGTTGGGTATGCTGGGCAGATTCTTCAAACACCAACACCGCCAAGTGGTAACATATTCAAAAAGGAGTGGTTTCAGGTCGTTCACGAATTGCCACAGAATGCAACGTGGCACGTTAAAGTCGATCCGGCTTATACGAGTAAAAGTGAAAACGACCCAACTGCGGTGATGTGTTACGCATGGCATGATAATTTTTTGTATATTCGCAACGTGGAAACGGTTCGGCTTGAATTTCCGCAGTTAGTTGCGTTCTTAAAGTCCTACTCTCATAATCACGGACTAAGCCGACAGTCTAAGATATACATCGAGCCAAAAGCGAGTGGAAAGTCAATAGTGCAGCAGTTACGATCCGAAACTGGTCTCAACGTTTTGGAAGATAAATCACCAGAACGGGACAAGGTAAGCCGAGCCAATGCCGTATCTGCAAAAGTTGAAGCAGGACGGGTCAAGTTGTTAGCAGGGGGATGGAATCAACGCTTTTTAGCCGAAGTAATTCAGTTCCCGTATGCAAAGCACGATGACCAAGTGGACGTAATGGTTATGGCGTTAAACGATGAGCAAAAAACTACATTCTTCGCACTATGACACTATTTGATCGAATCAAACAAGCCATCAGTCCCAACAAGCTATACCGACAAATCTACCAATGGATTGGGACGAACACTCCCATATCGATTGAGCAGAACGCAGACGAGTACGTTAGAGAAGCGTATTCCAAAAATGCGTTAGTCTATTCGGTGGTGAGCCAAATCGCATCGACTGCGGCCGATTCCATTAAGCACGTTAAATTCGTCAATGCACAAGGCGAGGAGGTCGAGGATGAAAAACTCCGCCAACTATTTGCACGACCCAACCCACTTCAAGGGCGGTTGGAGTTCTTCCAGCAATTGTTCGGATTCAAACTAATCACGGGTAATTCGTATGCGTACGGTATCAAGTTAGAGAACGGACCGAACGCAGGAAAGATTCAAGAGATGTTCGTTATGCCATCGCAATGGACGGAGATTGTAACGGGCGGACCGCTTCAACCCGTTAAAGGTTACCGCGTGATAATCGGTGAGCAAGGTATTGAGTTTGAACCCGATGAGGTGTGTCACGATAAGTTCCCGAATTACGACTATGACTGGGGGCAAGACCTTTATGGAATGTCACCGATACGAGCCGCAGCAAGAGTGGTGGCGAAAAGTAACGAGGCATATTTGGCCAGTCAAAAATCGTTCGAGAACATGGGAGCGATTGGAATCGTGTCGAGCGATGAAAGTCCGAACAGTACAAGCGAATTCACCAAAGAACAAGCGGTAGATATCGAACGCAGTTGGTCCAAAAAATATGCAGGAGCAAATAAGCGCGGTAAGTTAGCGTTCACATCGGCACGGGTTAAGTTTATCGACATGGGGTTAAGCCCAGTCGATTTGGGTATCATTGACGATCAGCGTTGGAACTTGCAGGACATTTGCCGAGTTTATCACGTGCCTTCGATTATGTTCAGCGACAACGATAGTGCGACTTACAACAACTACGATACGGCACGGAGAGTATTCTTCAACAACGCAGTTCAACCGCTTGTGAACGGATGGTTAGAGGAATTTAACCGATGGATAGGCGATGCGTATGGAGTGAAGGTCGAGATGGATTGGGGTAAGATTCCGGAACTGCAAAAAGACCTGAAACTACAAGCCGAAGCATACGGTTACTTGGTCGATAGAGGTGCAATGAGTTTAGCCGAATATAGGGAGAAATTGGGCTTAGACGAAGTAACCGACGAAGATTTGAACCGATACTTTATGAACGCAGGTCGAGTGCCTATTGACATTGACCAAAACCCCGACGTGCCGAGTGACTTTTTATAAGGAGATAGATAAGGAGAAAAGGAAGTACGAACGCAAATACGAGCGTGAGTGCAGACGTATGCTTATGGCGCAGATTCAGCCCGTATTGGACTACCTCGAATCTACTGGTGATATGCAGAATCCTGACATGGCAGCGAATAAACTCAACTTCGACCAAACCACTGCGTTCTACACTTCGCTTTATTCGGACGTTGGACGGCACTTCTCGGTTATGACCTATAACGACATCATTAAGCGCAAAGACGTAAACGAAACGGTTCGGGATAGTTGGCTTAATCAGATACTCAACTACATGAGATTCACCGCAGGGTATCGCATTAAGTCTATAAACAGAACGAGCCGAAAAAGGGCGGTAGAACTTATTCGAAGGGCATTGGTTCAAGCGGAGGAAGCAGGATTGGGGCTTATCGAAACGAGAAATAGTATCGTAAAGTATGTAGGCGAGACATGGCGAAACGATGCAAGATACCGAGCCGAACGCATCGCAAGAACGGAAGTATTGACCGCATCGAATCGAGCGAGTTACATCGGGGCAAAGGCGACTGGGTTGGAATTGAAGAAGAAGTGGATTGCAAGTAAAGACGATAGAACAAGAACGAGCCATTTAGAAGTTGATCCAACGCCTATTGAAATGGATGAGCATTTTATTGTTGGAGGGGCTTTAATGATGCATCCAGGAGACGGAAGTTCAAACGTTCCTGCAAGTGAAGTAGTGAACTGCAGGTGCGTTGTAAGATATATCACAGATTTATAAAAAAATTATATGGCTATGAGTTCAAATAAATGGACAAAATTCAACATGAATCATAACTGCCTTGTAAAACCAACTGAAAAAGGTAAAGAGCAATTTATAAAAACTTGGATGCTTACTCTAAGTCGGAAACAAGCAGAAGATTATTACAATAGTTTAATTGATGAAGATGGATATATGAAGCTACAACTTCATTGTGCGTTTGAATATTTTGGCGATAGTATGACTGGGGCAATAGGGGGGTTACACGCTAATGAATTTTATTTAGAAACTGAGCAATTAGAGAATCACACCGGACATTAAGACCTATGACATCAGCCGATAAATTCTACCAGCTACTATCGAAACGGCACGGGATCACACCGCAACAAGCCAAAGAGATTTCAATCGATTTACTCAAAGCGAGTTGCTTCAAGAAAAAAGCGGATAAGCGGTTTATCGTGGAGGTGGAAGTGCCGAGACGAATTGAATTGGGTTACACCGTTACGGATAGTCTTGCGTATGTTTGCCGCGAGTTCGACATCGACTTCAACTTAGCAAAGTTTTGGCACTACCGAATGATGGGGATGGATCAATTCTGATTCTCGTAAAAGTAACACATACACGCAATATCATACGTTGCGTTCTGAAAATACTCGACTTCGATTTGGAATTGAAGCGGACTGCCTTCGAACGGGTTTTGTATTTCCATTTTCAGTATTCTTAACTATTCATCATGCAATATACGATATTTTCGTAACATGATGAAGTATAAAAATGTCAGTCTTCCCGTTGAGGAAGTCAATATGGATAAGGGCATCGTTACCCTATACGCATCAGCGTTTAATAACATGGATTCAGACGGAGATGTAATCCGTCAGGGTGCATGGACAAAATCAATCAAAGAACGCGGCCCAGCATCGGGTAAGCCCCGAATCAAGCACTTATGGATGCACGACATGATGAACCCGATTGGAATCCCTATGTCAATGGAGGAGGACGGTCAGGGTTTACTTATTCAGTCCAAAGTAAGCGACGTTCGAAACGGTGACTATCTAAAGCTATACCGTGACGGTGTTATCACAGAGCATTCGGTTGGATTCGAAGTGATTAAGACCGGAGAGAGCCGAAACGAAATCACAGAGGCAAAGTTGTGGGAATATTCGTCAGTTACTTGGGGTGCGAATGAAAACACTCCAGTCGTGGGCATGAAGTCGGAGTTCACGCAAAAGGACGCATCGGCACTTACAGAACGATTGGACAACTTAACCAAAGCACTTCGCAACGGAGACTACACAGACGAAACATTTCATCTTATCGAGAATCAACTCGATATCATAAAGAATCAAATTATATCACTCGCAAAAAGCGATGAGCCGGACAATTTCACTCAAAGCAATTACGAGCCGATTGACCTTATAGAAATTTGGAAATCAATTTAACAAAAATGGAAGATCAAATCAAAGAGCAGTTGAGCCATATCAAAAATGATCTCAACGCACAAATCGAAAAAGCTAACTCACAAAGCGAAGTAGCTGGAAAGGTAGCAGCTGAAACTAAGAGCGCAATCGATAACCTATCGAAAGAGTTCATGGAAAAAGCAGGTGCTAATCAAGAACTTTTGGATTCACTTCAGTCTGACCTTAAGAAAATGAAGTCAGGTTTGCAAGGTGGATTTAGCAACGTAAAATCATTCGCAGAGAAATTGGCGGAAGATTCTTCGTTCAAAGCATTCGCTGCCCGTCAGTCACGCAACACGAACCCAATCGAGTTGAAAGCGGCTGGAACAATGACTGAAGCGGCTTCATTGACAAACGGAACAAACGTATCGTTTATCGAGCCGACACGCAGAGCAGGTATCATCCCAGTAAAACGTGAGCAGTTGCACGTACGTTCAGCATTCGGTACTATCCCAATGACTGGAAGCATCTACGCTTATGCACAAGAGACGGCAGTTGACGGAGCGCCTACTACTGTAACAGAAGGCAACGCAAAACCAGCTTCGGACAATGACTTCGAAATGAAAGAAGCACCTGCCCGTAAAATTGCGCACCACAAGCGTATTTCTGAGGAGTTGTTGAATGACGTTCCTGCATTGGCCGGATTCCTTAACACAGTAGGAGTTCAGGAATTGATGGACGTTGAAGATACTCAACTTTTGACTGGAAACGGTTCAGCACCGAATCTTACTGGATTGAATAGCGGAGCATTGACTGACGCTAACTTCACTGGTACTATCTTCGAAGATCGTTATGCAGCAGGTACTGCGACTTACTTCGATGCAATCATCGCAGCACACGGATTGATCGCAGCAGGTAAGCACAACGCTGACGTTATCATGATGAACCCATCGGACTTCTACTTCATGCAAGGGGAGAAAGATTCGCAGGGTGAGTACCTTTACAAAATGTTGACATACGAAGGAAATATTCCTTTGTTCAACGGAATCCCAGTTGTAACAACAACCGCAGTAACTGCTGGAACGTTGGTAATGGGTGACAGTTCGGCTGCACAAATTGCACAACGCGAAGGAATCTCGGTTCGTTTGTACGATCAGGATCAAGACAACGCAGTTAAGAATTTGGTAACGGTTGTAGTTGAAGAGCGTTTGGCGTTCCCAATCTACTACCCTACTGCATTCTACTACGATACATTTGCCAACACTATCGCGGCAATCGAAAGCGCATCGTAACCGTTGCACTATTGGCTTGGTGGAGGGGGTTAGGTTATTATCTAACCCCTTTTTTTTGTTTAATTAAAAGTGAAAAGATGAGAATCAAGAAAACAGTATCTTTGAACGGAGAGACGTACCGAGAAGGCACAGAACCGGTATTGCATCCCGAACTTCAAAACAAATTGAAGCAACTCGGAGCATTCGGTACGGTTCAAAAGAAGCGCAAACCAAAGCGCAAAACGAAAGAACAAAAGTTCGATGAAACTGGAGATAAATTATAGCGGAAGCATTACCGAACCGGTAACGTATCAGGAGGTGAAGGACTATTTGCGTTTGTCCAACGATTTGGAGCAGACGATGATAACCGAAATGATAACGGGGGCGAGGGAATTTGCGGAAGAATATTGCGGACGTGCGTTTGTGGCGAAGACAGTCACTCAATACGTATCTGAATTAGAAAAGGAGGAAACCGAGTTTGACTTGGTAATAGGTCCGATTGATTCAATTACGAGCGTGGAGCGAATTGATGAGGAGGGAAGCGCGACAACGTTGACATTAAACAGTTCGTATTGGCTTACTGGTAATAAATACAAAACGATTCGATTCGCACAGACGTTCAGCACGGGAGTAGTGACGGACAAGTCATATAAAGCCGTTTACACGACCGAAGCAGACTGCCCGACTATCATTAAACGTGCGATCATTGAAATCGCTGGAGAGATGTTCCAAAATAGGTCTTACGCTCCGACAGAGTTCGATTTGTTAGGAAGTCAGATTAAGATGCTCGACAAGTATCGCAAAAAGATGTTTATATGATCAATCAATGGGTTGATAGAATAACGATACAACGCGCCACAGTCGGAACGGACGAAATCGGTGGGCAGTCAACCGTATGGAATGACGAACTAACCGTTTGGTGTGACGTAAAGGACGTGAAGGGCAACCAACGGGTCGAGATGGAGCAAATCGTGAACGGTCGGCCTTATGTGGTTGAGATGTATAAGGACGATTTCCCGACACTAACCGAAAATGACCGAATCAAGTATGGTGACGAGATATTGAACATTCATAGTATTGAAAGCAGTTCGCAAAAGAATAGATTTAAAATAATAGCAATAACAACAAGAAAATGAGAGGGAACGAAATTTATCAGGGTAACACGGCCGAGCAAGTTGACGTATCAGCAGCCGATTATGTTCCAAGTCCATTCCGTTCATTCATCGTTCGATGCACGGGCGGTACGGGTGTGATTAAAGTAAAGACAGTTGGCGGTGATGACTTCGAGTGGAGAGTATCGGCAGCAGGTCCAGACGTATTGCACGTCCCTTGCAACCGTATTTACACGACGGGCACGACTTATGACGGAGATATTGACGCTTATCTACCATGATAACCGTTAAGATCCCACAAGACCAGTTGGCGAACATTCGCAAATCGATGCAGAGCATATCGCAAGAGAAAGCGAAGGCGGTGCAGAACGTTGTGAAGAAGGCCACAGTTGAGGTTGACGGGGAGGTTAAGGAGTTATTGAATCAAAACGGTACGGGACGGATTTATAGCATTCCAACCATGCCAGGACAGAAGGGCGGACAAAGACGAACGCACAGAGCATCGGAGGAAGGCGAACCACCAGCAAAGCAGTACGGTTTCTTAGTGGGTGGTATTCGTTGGGAGATACTCGGCAACAAAATGACTGGTCGTGTTCGAAGTCAGGCTAGATATTCAAGAGCGTTAGAGTTTGGATTTGAGCAGAACAATTTGAAACCACGTCCATTTATGCGTCCAGCGGTGGAGAGGGTTCAGCCGAAGTTTAACAGTGCGATTCGTAAGATATTCAAATGAAAGCAATAGTCACAGCGGTTCACGGAAGGCGAGAGGTCACACAGATGTTTGTGGACCATTACCGTGATTGGGACGTTTTGAAGATATGCGTGGCAAGTACGGACGATGACGTTCAGTTTATGCGCGATAACGGTTGGCACGTTGTTCAGCACGAGAACAGACCACTCGGAGCGAAATGGAACGCAGTTATTCGGTTTGCGTTGGAGTTTGAATGGGAGCAATTGATTCAAGTTGGATCGGATGACCTTATGAACCCGAAGTATTTGAATTTTGCGAATCACGTAGCATTCGGAGGCGTTAAGACGTTGTACTTTTGGGAGAAGGAAAGTGGCGAATGCATGAAATACACATACGTCGGGAATCGAAAGGATTACATCTTAGGCGCAGGGCGAGTGATGAGTAGATATGTAGTTGAAACGGTTTGGAAGGAAACTGAAGGCGAGTTATTTCCGAATCATTACAATAAAGGATTGGATTCGGGTAGTGAACTACATATTAAATTAAGCGGATTCAAACCCGAGTTGATTCAGCTACCTTACCCCATGATTGTGGACGTAAAGAGTGGCGAGAACATTTGGTCGTTCAAGACCTTAAAAGACCGAGCCAAAGACGGAACGAGTTATGAGGAGGTCAGCTTGGCAACGGTTGAAAAACATATAACAACATGAGGCATCCAGCATTAGGCATAGTAAAAGGAGTTTATTCCGCATTGAATGGG